TATTATAAACTAAAATTGTATTGAAGTCTAGCCTGTAACCCACCACATTGGTGTACTTCCAGCGTAGTAGTTTTGTATTTCTAACTCGAGTCGTTCCATTTCTGCGTTTGCTTCACCTTTAAGGCTTGCTCCGTTTAAACTTGTACCACCTTGTGGACCTGCAATTTGTGCAAACTTTTCTCTTGCTTCACCTAACATGTGTTTTGCCAGTGATAGTGAGTAATCCTGTATCCAAGGAAAAATCATATGGTCGTTAAGAATAGTAACGTCTGGTTTAAAGTTATAGCACCAAAGTAATACATCCTCACCGTCTTGTGGGATCTTACGCACAATTGTAAGTTTCTTTGTGCTTCTGTCAAATGTAAAGTTTATAAAGCCACCAAACATTTTCATTGCTAATTCTTGGTATTGTGTAAACAACTCATAGTTTAACAAACCGCCAACTCTACCAGCAACTAGCATATAGGTGTTTAAGTAACCACTAGCAAAAGGCTCAAACTGGCTAGCAGTAGTACCTGTTACACTACCAATACCACGTCTAAACACTTGACGTACTTCTTGTATTTCACTAGGCAATGTGTACTCTTGTTGCTCTTTGTTAAGACTTAAAAAAGCATAACTTTCTTCTTGAGAGTTTTCTGCTCTCTGTCTATATCGTGTTAATGACCTATTAATAGCAAGGTCATAGTGCTCTTTATCAAGTTCTACATCAACCATTTGGCCGCCTAGACGTAGGTTAATGTATTCCTCTATTTCTTGTCGCTTTTCAATAAGTGTGGCCATTTTTTAATCCTGTTACATGTATTTATTGTACATGTAACAGAATTGTGTCTGAGTTTAGTCTTCCATTTAACGCAATTTCTACACTCTTGATGCCGTTTAAGAACTTACGTTTGGCGGCTTTACTACTGCCTGTAAACTCTGGTATCTGCCTTTCAGGTTTACGCAAAGTCTTTTGTGTGCTTACTTGCGTGTCGAAACCTATAACAGTAGTGCCTTTTATACTTAATGTAGCCATATGGCTATCAGCAACATACCTACCTAGTTTACGAGTTTTAACATTAAACACATAAAGCTCTGTTGCTCCAATAATACTTACAGGGTCGATACTTGCAACTTTGTACTGCGTATTGTCCTTAGCATACTTAACCTTGCTAACAAGTTTCTGCTTGTTAGGTGCTTTCTTAACTCTAGCAACCTTAACTGCTTTCTTAGTTTTAGCGTATGCATCTATATCTGCCAGTATTGCTTCCACAAAGGCGAAATACTTTTTGTAGTCTTTCGCTTGCCAATGACTATATCCTTCCTTAAGATCCTCACAAGTGCCTGCTTTGGCTTCTTGCCATTCTGCTAAACGTTCCATAAACGGTTCTGCAATGCCTTTAAGCATATTTTGTGGGACGTTCTCCTTCTTTAGATAGGCAAATGCTTTTGGATCTACCTTACCCACAGTGGATAACAAATCCTGCTGTTCTTCAAAGTGTCCGATATGTTCGTTAATTTTAAGTTTAATCCTGTCTTGAATAGTTAACTCAGGCATCCCAGTTTGTTTTGCAGGACTCGTAACTACGGCAGTGGACGCATTATCACACTTATTGAGATACTTGCGGATTTCAGATTGCATATATTCCACTTCTTTGGAATTAAATACCCAACCATCAGACCATGCTTTACCTAAACGTCCTAGTGTACCAGGAAACCAACCATCTGGGCCAGCGATAACCCTGGCTGGATCTTTTGCATCCCAATCTCCTGTGCTCTGCATCCATTTTGCTATGTGCTTTTTAAGTTCTTTTTGACCATATGCATAGCCATAGTGATTTAAGAACTTAGATATTTGACTCTCACGCTCTGATGGCGTCAGTTTACTAATCTCGTCAGCATCAAACTTAAGTCTGCTTAATTTAGGTAACTCGATTTTTGCTTTTGCCATAGTATCCTCACTGTTTTTATTAGTTATCAGTTAGTATACAACCAGTCCGACCAGTTGTCAATCAGCTAAATATAGCAATAAGGACCCAAGTTGTGCCTAGACTAAGTTTATGGAAAGACGGTAAGCATACCGCAGACTACAAGTTTTTTGATCAACGCATTAATGAGATGTTTACCGTAGGTGGAGTAGGCATTAATGTACACAAATACCTGGGCCCAAATGCGGCTAGCGGAGAAACTGGTGATCTAGCTGATGCCACACAGCCAAACTACACAAACCAAAGTGAGAAAAACATACAGGACTTCTTGTTCCTAGAGAACAGAGACCGCAAGTATGATACCAGCATTTATAATATGCGTGGTGTATACCAACCACAATCGCAAGATTTTGACTTATCACAGTTTGGACTGTTAAATGCTAATGATACTCTGTACATAGTTTTTCACCACAACGAAATGGTAGATATATTAGGTCGTAAGATTATGAACGGTGACGTTTTAGAATTACAAAACCTAATAGACTATGAGCCACTTGATGATGACCTACCCGCAACACTAAAACGTTACTATGTTGTGCAAGACGCAACAAGAGCAAGTGAAGGATTCAGTGCCAGTTGGTGGAGCCATCTCTGGCGTGTTAAAGTTACTCCACTAGTAGACAGTCAAGAATACAAAGATATCATTAATAAGATTAATGGTAGCACAGATGAGGAATACAATCCAGAAGGTACCGACACAAGTCTGTCAGATTTATTAAGTCAATATAATAAAAATATTGAAATTAACGACGCTATTATAGCACAAGCAGAAGAGGAAGTTCCTGAAAGTGGATATGACACCAGTAGATTTTATGTTGTGCCCACAGACGAAAACGGCAAGGCACTTAATCCTAAAGGTAAAACTTCAGATGACACTAGCCTAGTTAGTGATGATTCTGTAAACGACACATCCAACACAAGAGTTACACCAAGTCGTGACCAGCAGGGTTACTTGGTTGGCGATGGTCTAGCACCAAATGGCTTTCCTGTTAGCTCAGGTACTACATTCCCAGCAAGTCCTGTACAAGGAGACTTTGCATTACGTTTGGACTATAAGCCAAATCGCTTGTTTAGATACGACGGAACACGTTGGGTCAAGGTTGAGGACGATGTTAGAACAAGTCTTACACCAGGTGCAGGCAATCAGACACAACGTAGCGGATTTGTTAACAACTCAAACACATATACAACCGTTGACGGTAAGACATATGAAGAGCGTCAAGGTCTTAGTGATGTACTAACAGCAAAGGCAGATAACGAGTAATGTCTCAAACATTTTTTTACGATGAACAAATACGTAGATTCTTATTGCAGTTTATAAGAGTTATGTCAAATTTTGAAGTACAATTTGGTAAAGATGAAGATGGTTCCAGAGTTTTGCAAAGAGTGCCTGTACGCTATGGTGATGTAAGTAGGCAAGGGGCGCAAATTTTACGTGGCAACAGTGAGAACACAATGGCAAATGTGCCGATGATTAGTTGTTACGTAAGTGGATTGCAGTATGACAGAGCTCGTATACAAGAACCTAACTTTATTAGTAAGATTGGTGTTAGGGAACGTAAGTACGATCCTGATACAGACAGTTACTTAAACATTCAAGGTGATGCATTCACTATAGAACGACTAATGCCTGTGCCATATAAGTTGACACTTAAAGCAGATATATGGACAAGTAACACAGACCAAAAGTTGCAACTACTAGAGCAGATGCTAGTATTGTTTAATCCCAGTTTAGAAATACAAGCAACAGATAACTATGTTGACTGGACTAGTTTAAGTACAGTAAACTTAATTGACACCCTCTGGACTAACAGAGCAATACCACAAGGTATAGACGATAACATTGATTATGCTACTTTAACATTTGAGATACCTATCTTTATTAGCGCACCTGCTAAAGTTAAGAAACTAGGTGTTATCGAAAGAATAGTTACAGGTATATGGGATATGCAAGGTGAATTTGATCCTACACTGTTCCAAGACGTTGGTAACTTAATTACACGCAAACGCATTAGCCCGCAAAACTACGGTGTATTGTACCTTAACGGTCAGGCACAATTACTAAAGTACGAGGATACTATTACAGAGTCTACTAGTAACATAGGAGACACTACTGTAACTAAAGTAGGCACTAGAGCAGATTGGCCCAGTTTTATTAACCTTTTCGGAGAAATAAGGGCCGGAGTTAGCCAAATTAGGCTCGAAACAGACGAAAACGGCACTGAAGTTGTAGGTACTATAGCATTACACCCCACAGATGAAAGTTTGTTACTTGTTACTATAGATGCAGACACAGTTCCCACAAACGACATACGCCCTGTTAATGCTATTATAGATCCAGAGAGAGTGGGACCAAACAGTGGATTAAGTGCTCCTAGTGCTGGCGCACGTTATTTGCTGACGAACCCAATAGGAGACGCCAACAACTTTGACGGTGCAGATGCATGGAAAGGCCTCGAACCTGATAGTAGTAC